AATGTTCCAACCAAAAGACCACCAAATCCAGAAAGTATAGTTGTAACATTAGCAATAAAAGATCTTAATACACCAAGTAATTTGCCACCTCTTTCTATAAGTTGTTCTCCAAGACGAATAATAGTTGGTAGATTTGTTAATAACCAACCAACTGCTACTGTCCCAACAAAGTCCATTATTCTGCCAAGAAATCCTTTGGTGCTTGATGCAATTACTTTACCTTGTCTTTTGATTGCTCCACCAACACTTGAAGATTCAACAATATCTTCTCTTTCTCTTCTACGAACTGCCTCTCTTCTTCGTTGAAAATTGGTAGAAGCGATTGATATTGAACGCTGCTTTTGTCTATTAGATTGTGCGATAGATTGGTTTATTTTAACCGTCGTCTTTTGAGCACTCACAATACTCTTATTAAATGACATAACAGACTTTCTAATATTATTAACACCTATTGATGATTTTAATAATGTCCCTTGAAGTTGAGTTGCCATATTATGTCATCGGTACATTATAAACACTGTGAGAATAGACTAAAAGATAATTATCTTTATTCTCTGCGTCAATAGATGGGATTCTTGTAGCAGGTTCGTCAGTTTTACTCGAAGCAACTGCTTGTGTTTTTGATGCTGATCCTGGTAATGGGAATGGTAAAATCGTTGGTGCTGGTTCTGGCAGTGGTCCAACACTTCCCGCTTTTGTAGTTGCTTCTTGTTTGATTGGTAATATTTGTGCTTCTGATATTTTTGATGAATTTGAAATTAAAGTTTCTCCACTTAATTGATTAACGTCAATTTCTCCATATAATGGTGCTTTTGCAAAATCTTGCTGGTTTGCATTTGCTATCACATCTCCTGTTTGCTGAGCACCTTTATTATCCATTAGGTTCTCAGAATTAAAAGCAATATCTGTAATTTTATTGTTTATTGGTTGCGATAATAAATTTTTACCTACACCACCAAATCCACCACTAAACATCTCACTTCCTTTATCATAAAACCCCTTAAACATGTCTGACAGAGGACCATAACTAAAAAATCCAGCCCCAAGAGCTGCGGCACCTTTAAACAATGGTGGTCCAGGAATTCTAGATGCAAAATTTGCTATACCAGCTGCACCAGTTGCGGCACCAAAATTACCTGCTGCCGCTCTTCCAGGATCTTCCCCTCCTGTCATATCAAGAAAAGTTCCCAATCCACCAGCACCAACCATTGAAGATAATCCAAATCTGTTTATTCCTTGCCCCGAAACTTTTTGTCCTGTTTCTGTTGGTGGTTTTGCTGGTGGTGTTACTGGTGGCGGTGGTGTTTTTTTACCATTCTTTGAAAAATTTGGAAGAATATTTTTAATTTTAGGTATGAGTTTATTTGCTGCACCCTTAACACCATTAAGAAGTGCTTGAACTGGTCTTAAAAATAAACCTTGTGTAACAGCAGCAGTAATTTTAGATGCAAATGTAGTTAAACCATCAAATGCTGCTGTTAATCCAAATTTAATTCCTGCATATATTCCACCAATAATACCAAGATTTTTTAGAACATTATTTCTTATATCCTCTAACTTTTTCTTATTTCCCTCACCTAAGGCTCTAATTGTTTCTATTGACTGATTAATTAACCAACCACCCAAAATAACAAGAAAAAAATCTCTAACTCTTGAAAGAGTAAATGATGCCTTTGCCGCCACCTTTTGAACAGGTGTGACCAATGCATTCTGGATTCTTCTTTCAATAATACTTTCTTTACCTTCTCTTAACTGTTGTTCGGCAAGTTGTCTTTCTTGATTTTGTTCCTGAATATCTTTTCTTCTTTCTAATGTAGAACCCAGAGAGATATTTGAATAAACTGCCTGCATTGAGGCACTTAAAGAATTAACTTGCTGAGTAAGAGATGAAAGTTGCCCAGAAACTGTATTTAATGCTAACGAGTTTCTCTGAATTAAAGATGTTGTGACTGGATCTGGCTGAGCAGGAGCAGGTGCAGGTGCTGCTCTGACAAATGCGTCAGCAGACACCGTTCTTCTAGCAACCTTTAATCCTCCCGATATTGGCGATTGAATCTCAGCCATTTACTCCCTGTTTAAGGTTTTCTTCTTCAATGTATTGTTTGAGAAGAGAAAGGTAAATTTCTCTCTCCCACGGTATCATATTTTCAAGCTCTGTCAAGCTATATTTATGGTGCTGCATCAATGAAAAATTAACTTTATAGTATGACTCAAGATCTTCATGAGCCATACTCACCCGAAAAAAGCTGATAGACCCTCCAATACAACTTCACTTTCGACACCAGTATTTGGATTTTTAATTTTGATGATATGAGAAAGTTTTGGCATTGTGTCAAAGAAAGTTTCAATTTCTTTAAATTGTTTTGAACTCAACTGCTCAATAAATTCTTGAAGTTCTTTTTTGGTGCAATCTGATGCAGACCAAGATTCTTCTTCCGAATAAACCTGTTCAATACAAGAAGCAATCAAATCAAAGGTTTCTGATACACCAATCTCACCACTATCGGCAAAATTGCTCTTTACAAACTCATCCATCGAAGGATATTTCATTCTTAAAATTAAATTATCATCAAGTTTAATATCTCTTGAATGATTTTCATCAACCTGAACTTGAATTTCGTCGAGATTAATTAATGTTGGAACTTGGGTCACATTATCATCTGGGCAAGTAATCAAAACTTCAACATCTTCCCCGACAGACTTACCACGAATGTTAAGGAATAGATATTCAATATCAAAAGTTGATAGTTCTTCAACTTTGACACCCTTTGTTAAGATACAAGCAGAAATTACATTCTTTACGGCATTTGCAATCTGCTTAGCATCTTCACTTTCCATTGCGATAATCAAGACCTTTTCTTCTTTGACCAGAAAGGGTCTATACTTAATCGTCTTTTTAGACGAAGGAATTTCCAACTCATAGGTTGGAGTAGAAATTTTTGGTAAAGGCATAATAATCCTTACAAGTCAGATAAAATTATTTAGAGAGTTCGTCTAGATCCTATTACTGAACTAGAATTTTTTGCTGATGGTAATTGATCATAAAGTTGTCCAGTCACAATTGCCTCACTAGGTGAAATATTAGCAGGTCTAAATCTAACTCCACTAGCACCAGCAGCGCCAGCAGACATTGGAATATAGACGGGTTTATTTGAACTCGTCTCATTTAAGAAGTTAGTTTTGAATTCTCCAATTTGATTATTATCTTCTCTTCTTGCAATATCCAAACTATAAGTTCTTCCACAAACGTATCTTTCGTAGTTAAATGATGCACTTGCTTTTAAAATTCCAGACGATTCATAAGACACTGATGTTGAATTTAATGCTAGTGGGAATAATCCATAAAAAGTATATTCAATATATCTGTTATAATCTCGATCAAACTTTATAATTCTTGTAGCATTACACTTATATTGTTCTGGATACCTCATTCTATAATAATATCCCTCTTGATAAGGTTGCTCAAAAGATCCACTAGAAATGAATTCCATCCAGTGCTCTATAAATTTCAAAGTTCTATATGAGTGATCAACGTAAAATTCCAAATCTAGTTGAACAAAAGTTCTGGTATGTGCCATTTTTTCAGCAACACCAGTATAGTTTCCAACAATATCTGATGTTGCAAAAGAACTTCCTGGAAGTGAAGCAGAATTACATAGTAATCCAACGGATTCATTAATAAATCTAGAATCAACTCCTCTTTGAAGTAAATAAGATCTCAGTGGTCCAGAAAGACCTCCAAAAATCACTTGATAATGTGATGTTTGGGCAAGTCTACTGAATAATGGTTTAAACTCTGATATTTTTCTTGGTCTTGGTGCAGGCACTCTAAATACCTATTATGAGTCTTTTAGTTATTTAGATGTCATATAAGGGAAAATATAAACCATCATATCCAAAAAAATATGTTGGAGATCCAACAAACATCATATACAGATCGTTATGGGAAAGAAAATTTTGTGTCTATTGCGATCTGAATGAAAATGTTTTGGAGTGGTCTTCTGAGGAAAAATGTGTTGCTTATAGATCTCCAATTGATGGAAGAGTCCATAGATATTTTCCAGATTTCCTTATCAAAGTCAAAGAGGAAAATGGTTCTATCAAAAAATATATGATCGAGATCAAACCAAAAAGACAAACTGTTCCACCACCAAAACCAAAAAGGCAAACAAAAGGATATATTGCCGAAGTATACGAGTATGCTAAAAATCAAGCAAAGTGGGAAGCAGCAAAAGAATGGTGTGCAGATCGTGGATATGAATTTAAAGTAATTACAGAAGATCACTTAAATATTAAATAATGCCAAGAAAAAGTCTAAAAGAAAGACAACAAAAAAAAGTTACAGATACAGATACGAATCAAAATAGGGTTCGTGCTGTTCTTGATGGAATCACAGGAAAGGAAAGTGGTGATGATCTAATGTTGGAACTTTTAGAAGTGATTCCTGAAAGTGGGACAATACCGCAACCTGGTAAGTTTTATATTTTTGTCTATAACGCCAAGACTCCTAATATTCAATTTGATCAAAATCCTCTTGTCGCAGTAACAGACGTTTTTCAGTGGGGATTTAAAGGAATCAATATGCACTGGGGTGAAACTCGTCAATATACTTGGGATGAGGTTGCTGGATCTTTGTATGAAGTCTTTCCTTCGGAAATCAAAGACTTGCAAGCAATACCTTTT